AACAAGACACTAAACATAGTGTTACAGGTTTGAGCTACGCTATTGAACTATCTAAAAAGATTAGTGAGATTAAATGGATCAAGCTTAAAGAAAATCACCGTAGTGATATTGTTGGTAGAATACTAGAGTACGAGTATAACAAGTAAGTAGTACTGTAGAGTGACGAAATTGGCAAACGTGCCCACCTGTCTCGTGGGTGTGGAGCAACTGATAAAGTCCACATGGTGGTTCGAGTCCATCCTCTACAGCAGTTTAGGTTAACTGGAATGTATCCTTTAACTGTAGAAAGGGCGGATACCTAGAGGTTAGAAATGCCAGTTGTAAAAGCAGATGTCCACGCACCCATCTTCTGCTTTCCTAAAAATATTAAATAAGAAAACTATGAAACAAGAAGTTTACACAGATTATGAAAACATCAAAGAGTTTGCACCTGTATCAGATGTAAAAGATGAGTTCATGCATGATTGGACATTTCATTTTAATCCATACACAGAGTTATGGAATGCCATTCCAAGAAACTTATACAATGCTTATTGGAGTAATTATGAGATAAAAGGTATACTACGTAGTAAAGACATTAACACACTCTTGTATTTATTGCATAGAGGTAAGGGTAATATTGATGCTGTGTATAAATTTACAGACACTGTTCAAGAGAAGTAATGTTTAGAGAAGTACCTACATATGAAAATGGTCAATGGGATGTAACCACCTTCTATACAAGAGAGGAGTTTAGGGATTTCTTGTTGTCTATTTTTAAAGAGCCAGGTAAATACAACTTTAATGAAAGTAGTAAGATCTTTAACGAAGAAGGTCGTAAGTTTCAGAAACAAGGATATTATTGTGCAGCTCCTATAAAAACCAAAGATTTTATTGCCTACTGGAACGATCAGAAAGCAAAATGCCGTAACGGTATTATTGTAAAAGAAGGTGATCAAAAATGGTATATAACTAGGGATTACTATATGTGGTTAAACTTTCTTCCTATCTATGATAAAGAAGAAAAAAGGTTTGACTTTGCTAAGGTGAGGGATGCTCAATACCACATGGCTCTATATGAACATCTTGCAGAATTACATTGGAAGCACGCTGTTATTCTAAAGAAGCGTCAGATAGCCTCCTCTTATTTCCATATGGCTAAGCTACTTAACCAATATTGGTTTGAAGAAGGAGCTGTGTTAAAGATAGGAGCTTCTTTAAAAGATTATATAAACGAGAAAGGCTCATGGAAGTTTCTTAATGAATATAAGAACTTTTTAAATGAACACACAGCCTGGTATCGTCCAGCTGAGCCTGACAAGGTCGGGGCGTGGCAGCAACAGATTAAAGTGAGGATAGGTGGTCGTGATACTTATAAAGGTTTGAAATCTACGATCAACCTATACTCCTTTGAGAAAGATCCTACACATGGTGTCGGTGGACCTGTAACATACTTCTTTCACGAGGAAGCAGGTATCGCACCTAAGATGGATGACACATACGGATTTATGAAGCCAGCACTTAAGTCTGGTCACATGATTACTGGTCAGTTTATTGCAGCTGGATCAGTCGGTGATTTAGATCAGTGTGAGCCAATGAAGGAGTATATACTACATCCAGAAGAGAATGGCTTCTATGGGGTAGAATCAAGCCTTATAGACAAGGACGGGACAATTGGTATCACAGGTCTATTTATTCCAGAACAGTGGTCTATGCCCCCTTATATTGATCAGTGGGGCAACTCTAAAGTGGAGGAAGCTTTAGAGGCTTTAGAGAAAGAGTTTGAGAAGATGAAGAGGGACTTAGATCCGGCAGCTTATCAACTTACAGTGTCTCAGCAACCACGTTGTATTGAAGAAGCTTTTGCTACTCGTAAGGTGAGTGTTTTTCCTCCACACTTAGTTGCTCGTCAGATGCAACGTATCCAAGATAAAGAATACTCTGTAGAATATTTAGACCTTTCTAGAAATGCTGAGGGTAAGATAGTAGATAAACCGTCTAGAAAGATTCCTATTATGGAGTTTCCTATATCTAAAAAGACTGAGGACAAAGAAGGTGTGATCTGTATTTATGAAAGACCTCATAAAGATCCACCATTTGGGATGTACTATGCTTCTGTGGACCCTGTTGGGGAAGGAAAGACTACTACATCTGAATCACTATGTTCTATATACGTATATAAGAATCCAGTGGAGGTTATTAAGGATGACGGTAACGGTAGAGTTAAAAACGAGATAGAACGTGACATGATCGTGGCATCATGGTGTGGACGTTTTGATGATCTTAACAAAACCCATGAAAGACTAGAGCTTCTTATAGAATGGTATAATGCTTGGACAGTTGTGGAAAACAACGTAGCTTTATTCATTCAGTATATGATAAGTAAGAAAAAGCAAAGATATCTTGTACCAAAAGATATGATTTTGTTCTTGAAAGACATTGGTGCCAACCGTAACGTATTCCAGGAATATGGATGGAAGAACGTTGGTACACTATTTAAGGGTACAGTGTTGTCTTATGGGATTGAGTTTCTAAAAGAAGAGCTTGATCATGAGACAAAAGAGAACGGAGACATTGTAAAAACAATCTATGGTGCTGAGCGTATACCAGATATCATGCTTTTACGTGAGATGCAAGCTTACAGAGATGGACTAAACGTGGATAGATTAGTAGCATTTTGTGCTCTTATAGCCTTTGCAAAGGTGCAACAGAGTAACAGAGGACTGACTAAACGTGTAGAAGTTACAAAAGAAAACTTGGATAACTCCCAGAAATTTAGTAAATTAAATTGGAGCCCCTTTAGACATATCGGTGGCTCTAAAGGTAATTCTGGTGATAATCGTCCCCCTAGAAATGCTTTTAAAAACATGAGATGATACATATGGAAAACAATTCAGAAACCCTTCACGTACAAAAGGTTACTATTCTTTCTAGACTAATTAAGGAAACTTCCCTCACTCTAGAAGAGGCTTTACTACTTTTAAAAGAAGAGGAGAAAGAACCTGCAACTATTGGGACTAGTGGATATAGTACTATTACTGTTCCTCCACTTGGGACTTGGAGCACTGGTACATCTACTATGCCATTGTATTTTTCTTCTACGTCAGGCAGTTCTACTATTACTAATACCGCTGAAGAATCAGCAGACTTAAATAATTAAATATCATGCAGATATACAATGCTCTAGATCTTAAATCTGGTAAAAAGGCTGATTATAACAAGATGGGTACTCTTACCCAGCCTATCCAGTTTATAGCTGAAAAAGAAAAGGATGAGGAGTGGAGAGCATGGAACCTAGATTGGCTAGAGTTCCAAGGTATGAAACAACTTAGACGTAATGCTCGTAGGCTTATGAAGAACTACAAGCTTGCTAAGGGTATTATTGATAAGGCTGACTATATTGTAGAAGAGGATAATGAGATGGCAGATCTTATTGACACTTTAACAAAGGAAGATGAGTCTGCATTAGAGCTTAAATTCTATCCTATTATTCCTAACGTAGTAAATGTATTGTGTAATGAGTTTTCTAAAAGAAGCTCACGCATTATGTTTAGAGCAGTGGATGACGTTTCATACAATGAGATGTTAGAAGCTAAACGTCAGATGCTTGAAGATGTACTTGTACAACAAGCTCAGATGAAGATGATGACTCAAATGATGGCACAAGGTGCTGATTTTCAGTCAGAAGAAGCTCAGCAGATGATGAGTGATGAGAATATTAGGACACTACCTGAGATTGAGGACTTCTTTAGAAAAGATTATAGATCTATGATTGAAGAGTGGGCTACCCACCAGATGTCAGTAGATGAGGAAAGATTCAAAATGCAAGAGCTTGAAGAGCGTGCATTTAGAGATATGTTAATTACAGACCGTGAGTTCTGGCATTTTAACATGAAAGAAGATGACTATGAGCTAGAGCTTTGGAACCCTCTTCTTACATTCTACCATAAGTCCCCAGATATCCGTTATATCTCTCAGGGTAACTGGGTAGGTAAGATGGATATGATGTCTGTATCAGACGTTATTGATAAGTATGGTTGGATGATGACTCAAGATCAATTAGAGTCTTTAGAAGCCATTTATCCTGTGCGTTCAGCCGGATATGCTATTCAAGGATATCAGAATGACGGTACATACTATGATCCTACTAAGTCACACGAGTGGAACACTCAGATGCCATCTCTTGCATACAGACAGTTTACATCATTATATGACACTAAGTTTGGTACAGGAGATATTGTAGAATGGATCTTATCAGATTCTGAAGATACTATTGACTTTGGTAAGTCTCACTTACTACGTGTATCTCAGATCTATTGGAAGTCTCAACGTAAAGTGGGGCATTTAACTAAGATTACAGAAGAAGGAGAAACTATACAAGATGTTATATCTGAGGAATATAAGGTTACAGATAAACCAATGTATAACACTTCTCTTTATAAAGAAAAGACTAAAGATAACTTGATCTTTGGTGAACACATAGACTGGATTTGGATTAACGAAGTTTGGGGTGGAATTAAGATTGGTCCTAACAGACCTGCTTTCTGGGGTATGAATAACCCTGGAGGTATAAACCCTATATATTTAGGTCTTAATGGTGGCAAACCAGGCAGAATTCCTTTCCAGTTTAAAGGTGACACAACATTATATGGTTGTAAGCTACCAGTGGAAGGTGCTGTATTTGGGGATAGAAACACCCGCAGTATTTCATTGGTAGACCTTATGAAGCCATACCAGATAGGCTACAACATTGTGAATAACCAGATAGCTGACATCCTTGTAGATGAGCTAGGTACGGTTATCATGTTAGACCAGAACTCTTTGCCACGTCACTCTATGGGAGAAGACTGGGGTAAAAATAATCTGGCTAAAGCCTATGTTGCTATGAAGAACTTCCAGATGTTACCGCTTGATACAAGTATTACTAACACTGAGAATGCTCTTAACTTCCAACACTATCAAGTGTTAAACCTAGAACAAACTAACCGTTTGCTTTCTCGTGTTAATCTAGCTGCATATTTTAAAAATCAAGCTTTTGAAGTGATAGGTCTTAACCCACAACGTATGGGTCAGACTATTGCTCAACAAACAGCTACTGGTGTAGAGCAAGCTATGAATGCTTCTTATGCACAGACAGAGCAGTATTTTATTCAACACTCTGATAACTTAATGCCACGTGTACACCAAATGCGTACAGACCTGGCTCAATATTACCATTCTACAAAACCTAGTATTCGTTTACAATATATCACTGGTACAGATGAAAAGATGAACTTTGAGATGAACGGTACTGATTTGTTAATGAGAGATCTAAATATCTTCTGTACAACAAAGACTAACTCTCGTGCTGTTATGGAGCAACTTAAACAACTTGCTATTAGTAACAATACTATGGGTGCTTCTATTTATGATCTTGGTAATGTTATTAAGTCTGAGTCTATTGCAGAGCTTACAGGTGTTCTTAAGCAAGCTGAAGAAAAAACACAAGGTCAGAAACAAGCTGAGATGCAGCAGCAACAAGAAATGCAGCAGCAAATGCTTGAGTCTCAAGAACGTCAGAAACAAATGGATATACAGTTTAGAGCTGAGCAAGCTGATCTGGATAGACAAACTCAGATCACTGTGGCTGAAATTAGAGCAGCAGGATATGGTGCAGGTTCTGATATTAACCAGAACCAAATGTCTGATTATC